AAGTAGATTTAGACATGGTGCTAGGGGCCATCATCTACACAAACGCGATGGGTGGCGCTAACACTTTCCTGCGCCTTGAGAACGGCGTAGCGATCCCGCGCGTTCACAACACCGAATGCGCCGGCACGCCTGACGGTTTCATCTTCTACCCGCAATACGTTTTCCCGCTCGATGTTCGCGCGGCCGATCCATCGTTGCCCACGCGCGCTATCAAGTTGCTGCGCGTGGGGGATTACAAGTACGGGCACCGTTTTGTTGAAGTGTTTGAAAATTACCAGCTCGGCAGCTATGCAAGCGGCGTGATGAATCTCCTACAGCTCACGGACAATGACCCGGATTTGTGGCTAGAGTTGGTCCTAGTACAACCTCGTTGCTACCATCGTGAAGGGCCGGTGCGCGTGTGGCGGATTCAAGCGCACATGTTGCGCGCCATTCTCAACATTGCCCACGGAGCGGCCGAGCGCGCGTTGATGCCGAACCCCGAAGCCCGCACGAACGAACATTGCATAGACTGCAAAGCGCGCCACGTGTGCAAAACGTTACAGTTTGCAACTCAAACATTCATAGACTTCAGCTCTTCCGCCGAGTTGGTGGAAATGCCCGCCGAAGCGATGGGGCAAGAGCTGATGCTGATTGACGAAGCTATCACGCGGCTTGAAGCGCGACGCACCGGCCTTGCCGCTCAAGCTGAAGCACTCTTGCGCCAAGGTAAGCCGGTTGCGTTCTACCACATGGAGCAAGGGCAATCGCGCATGGTTTACAAGGATGACGTAGACGTTGACGAAGTCGTCGGGCTCGGCGAATTGCTCGGGATTGATCTACGTAAGCCGCAAACGAAAAAGGAAATGCTCATCACCCCCAAGCAAGCGATTGACATAGGGGTTGACCCGGAAGTCATGAAAAAATATGCTCATCGGCCCCCGGCGGCCCTTAAACTCGCACGGGATAATTCCATCACTGCACGCAAGGTATTTTCTAAATGAACGCACAACCCGACAATGTTATTTTGTTTCCTGTAGGCCGCCTCGTCAGCGGCGATTTGTACGAGGCTCAAAAAACGGACATGCAAGGCAACCCGCTGCGCATCAACAGCGGACCCAACGCCGGCAAGGATCGCGTCAATTATTTTTTCGCGCTCGCGATTCCGAAAACGCCGGGCGTGCAGCATTGGGGACATGAACCCGGATGGGGACAAAAAATATGGGCTCTCGGTAACAGCTATTGGCCGCAAGGGCAGGCGGTCAACAACCCGCGCTTTGCGTGGAAGATTGACGACGGCGACAGCCAAACGCCGAACGAAGCCGGCCGCAAGAATGCAGACAAGGAAGGCTACCCCGGCCATTGGGTTTTGAAATTTGGCTCGATGTTCCCCACCAAAGTTTTTGACGAGCAAGGCAACCCGATGTTGCAACCGGGGCTCATCAAACGCGGGTTTTATATCGAGGTGTGGGGCTCGGTGGAATCGAACGGCAACGCGCAGAAGCCGGGCATCTACCTGAATCACAACATGGTCGCGTATCGCGCGCCCGGTAAGGAAATCTTGGCCGGCCCGGACCCGCGCGCCGTCGGCTTCGGCCGCTCGCCGCTGCCCGCTGGTGTGACGGCCGCCCCGCTGCCCGGCAACACGGCCAACCTTCCCGGCGCTCCGCCACCCGTCCCCGGAGCCCCGCCAGTGCCCGGCAACGCACCCCCGGCCTATCCGCCCCCGGTGCCCGGCGCGGCCCCTGGCGGGGCTCCCGCGACGCCCCCGCCGCCCGTGGGTGTCACTCCCAACCCGGCCTTTATCGCGCCCCCGGCGGCCGGCGCACAGCCCCCAGTGCCCCCGGCGGCAGCTCCGGCGGCACCCCTGCCCCCGGCGGCACCTGCGGCCCCTGCGCAGCCCACGGCGGCCTATCCTGATCCGCTCGGGGCTCCGGCGGGGTATCGCATGGCGAACGCGGCAGGGGCGCGCTATGAGTCGTTCCGGGCTCAAGGATGGAGTGACGCGCAGCTCGTGCAGGCGGGCCACATGGTGAAGCTTTAGCCATAGGCAGATAGTCCACCTCGGCCCCTACGAAGGGCCGATTGATGACGATATACCCTTCTGACCCTGACAGAAGAGTCCCGCCCCCGCGCCGTGACAGTGTACCCAACGGCGGCGCGGGGGAAATGGGCCGAGGCTTACCATGCTCGATTGGCGCACCGCACCCGCCGGCACCCGCTTTATGGCGGGCATCGGCGTTGCAACTGTCCTACCTGATTTTGACTTCGAGACGTACAGCGAAGCCGGCTATGTGTGGCACCCGCACCTTCAGAAGTGGGGATCACTGCCGGGGATCGCGGAGCAAAACCGAGGGCTCACCGTAGTAGGTACTCGCAACTACGTTGAGCACCCATCCTTCCGCGTGCTCTCACTCGCATGGAATTTGAAAGACGGCCGAGGCGGGCATCATTGGGTGCCGCCCGATGACTTGCAGCACATTGCAACCGGCGACACACGGCACCCGTGGGATTTACTCGAACACGTGCGCAACGGGCTCATCATCGAAGCTTGGGGTGTGTTCTTCGAGTGGCAAGTATGGAATTTTTATTGCGTGCCCGTGTGGGGTTGGCCCGAGCTGCGGCAAGAGCAATGCCGTTGCGCTATGGCGAAGTCGCGCGCTTCAGCGTATCCCGGCAAACTCAAAAATGCCGGTGAAGTGCTGAAACTCTCGGAACGCAAAGACCCGGAAGGGGAGCGGTTAATACGCAAGTTGACCGTACCGCGCAAGCCCACGAAAGGAAACCCACAACTCAAATGGACGCCGTTTACAGCGGCCGAAGACTTCCAAAAATTTTACGAGTACAACAAGCAAGACATTCGCACCGAAGCGGAAGCGAGCGTGCGCACGCAAGACTTGAGCGAGCGCGAGCTAGCCGTATGGTTGACTGACTTTCGTATCAACATGCGAGGGATGCAGGTAGACCGCGCAGCTATTGAAGATTGCATCGCGATCATTGAGCAAGCCGAAGCCAAATATAACGGCGAACTCCAACAGATAACTAACGGTGCGGTCAGGGGCTCAACTGACGTAGCGCGTATGTTGGAATGGATGCGCACCCAAGGCGTGAGCCTCTACAACCTCGATGAAGACACCTTAGCCGAAGCACTCAAACGAACCGATTACCCGGCCGGCGTGCTGCGGGTGCTGCGCATCCGGCAAATGCTCGCTTTTGGCAGCGTCAAAAAATACTACGCGCTGCGGGTTCAATCCACGGCGAGCGGCCGCCTGTTCGATCAATACGTGTTCTATGGTGCGCACACTGCCCTTTGGAACGGTCAAGGCGTGCAGCCCGCCAACTTGTATAAGGGCATCTTCTCAAAGCCCGAGCAAGTGGAAGAGGCGCTTTCAATCATTCGCACGCGCTGCCTTGAGCTGTTGGAATATCACTATTACCCCTACGATGCGCTCGAAGTCGTTGCAAGCTGTCTGCGCTCTATGATCGTTGCGCGGCCGGGGCACCGTTTGATATCCGCAGACTTTACAGCTATCCAAGCCGTTGCAACTTCCTGCATGGCCGGCGAAGACTGGCGCATCAACGTGTTCCGCACACACGGCAAAATCTACGAAGCTATGGCGTCCATGCTCACGGGCAAGCCGCTGCAATTTTATCTTGACTATCGAAAGGAACACGGCAAGCACCACCCCGACAGACAGCTAGGCAAGCTCGCGGTGCTGTCCGCTGACTTCGGCGCTTGGATTGGCGGGTGGAAACGGTTTGGTGCCGAAGAGTACGGGGACGATAATTTTATTAAGCAGCTCATTTTGAAAACGCGCGATGCGATCCCCAACGTTGTGAATTTTTGGGGCGGTCAAACTATCAACAAGTTTCGCTCGGACGAACGCCAACACCTCTTCGGGCTCGAAGGCGCGGCCATCTCTGCCATTCTCGAACCGGGCAATTGCTTCGGCTATCGCGGCGTAGCCTATCAAATGCACGAGGATACGCTTTACTGCCGGCCGCCTTCGGGTGGCTACATCCGATACCACGCGCCACGGTTGCAACGCTCGATGCGCGACTACGCGAGCCCGTGGGAATATGAAATGAGCTACGAGGGTTGGAACTCCAACCAACAAAAGGGGCCGATAGGTTGGCTCCGTATGAAGCTCTACGGCGGTGTGCAAACTCAAAACACCATCAGCCACATGTGCCGCGAGATTCAAGCCGATGCCATCATGCGACTTGAAGCAAACAGCTACCCGGTGGTGATGCACACGCACGATGAAAACGTAACCGAGGTGCCCAACAACTACGGCAGCGTGGCGCACTACATGAGCCTTGTTCGTGTGCTGCCGTGGTGGGCGCTCTGCGAAGACGGGGAACCGTGGCCGGTCAAGGTGCCCGATGCGTGGGAAGCGTACCGTTATGGCAAATGGGAAGACTGAGAAGCCCGTCACTGACGAACCCGTCAGGATGCGCGATAATACGGCCTACACTGAAGCCGTAACAACGGTGGCCCCCATTAGCGACGCTGACACCCCTGCGCGTGATACTCCACGGGGCGCTACAGGACGCCAGCGGACGCCAGCGGAAACGAGAAGCGCGTCACTTGCAAACTGACGGACTCGTCAGTATGCTACGCACACACTGAAACACGGAGCTTTTCACATGAACGTAGCCGCATGGTCCCCTTACCAACTCGGGATTTTCGATTTTATCCGCGTCAACACTAGCGATGAAGTCGCTATGGCGATCTACGGCGGCCGCGTCAACGCCATTGTCAAAGCGGTGGCGGGCTCGGGTAAATCCACAACCCTTGTGGCCGCGATGCAATGCGTACCGCAGTACACCAACGGGCAGCGCACTACGTCGGTGTTCCTCGCGTTCAATAAAGCGATAGCTGAAGAGCTGAAGGGGCGCGGCGTCAACGCAAAAACCTTTCACGGGCTCGTGTTCTCGCAAGTCATGAAGTCGCGCAACCAACGGGACGTAGCTAAAACCAAGCTGCGCGACGTGCTCGATGCGCACACGTTCAACGAGGAAGACGAATTCAACCCAACGCCCGAGAGTGCTAACAAGCTCGATGCCAACGAAGCGCGCATGTATCAGTCATTTTTGATTCGCTTGGTGGGGCTCGGCCGCAACGCCGGCATTGGCTGCCTCGAAGACGACACGCCGGAAGCGTGGACCAAGCTTATCGAGCTGCACGATTTGGAATTTGATAATGAGGCGTGCAACATCCGCCGCGCCGTGCAACTCGCAAGTCAGCTCTTGCAATGGTCTTACGAGTCATCCTTGGTTGACTTCGATGACATGCTCTACCTCGCGGTGCGCGATGGTATCCAGCTTCCCAAATTTGATTACGTTTTCGTAGACGAGGCGCAGGACACGAACGCAATTCAGCGCGCGGTGCTGCGTAAGATCATGAAACCCACAACCCGCCTGATTGCCGTAGGCGATCCGGCCCAAGCAATCTACGGCTTTCGTGGCGCGGACGGCAACAGCCTGAAACTCATAGCGGATGAATTCGAGTGTATCGAGTTGCCGTTGACTGTCTCGTACCGCTGCCCGCTGTCCGTCGTTGCCTACGCGCGCCGTTGGGTGGAGCACATCGAGGCGGCCCCCAACGCGCCGGCCGGCGTGGTGCAAAACTTGGGGCTCAGTTGGAAGCCTGAGATTTTCCAAAGTGGTGACTTGATTGTCTGCCGCACCACGAAGCCGCTTGTATCTCTTGCGTACAAGCTCATTAAGTCGCGCATCCCTGCCGCGATCATGGGCAAAGAGATAGGCGCAAACCTCGTGGCGCTCGTGGGCAAGTTGAACGGCGGCACTATCGACAGGCTCAAAGAAAAGCTCTATGCGTGGTCAACGCGCGAGATTGAGCGCGCTACCGCTCGCAAACAGGATTCCAAAATTGAAACGATCATTGACAAGCGCGACGCGCTGATAGTGCTCATGGAAAGCCTGTCTGAAGATGACCGCACCATCAACGGGCTGGTGCGTACTATCGAAGGGCTGTTCTCGGATCGCGCGGCGGCCGTCACGCTCGCCACGATTCACAAGTCAAAAGGGCTTGAGGCTCCGCGCGTATTTTGGTTGAATGCCTCGCAGTGCCCGGCCGCATGGGCTAAGCAAGAGTGGCAACAGGCGCAAGAGAAAAATTTGTGCTACGTGGCCGCCACCCGTGCGAAGCAAGAGCTGTATCTAATTGAAGAGGTGCGCGAGATTGACGTTACCCTTGACCACGGCGTGCAGCCGCGCGGGAAGGATGCCCCGGCGTAAGGGGTCCGGGCAGCGGGTCCGGTAGAACTCCGGTTAAATGCCCCTCATCGAACGCAGCCCGCCTATTGCAGAATGTGCCGCCCCGGACCCACGAGCCAAGACAAAACCACGAGGGCTAGACCGATCCACCCCCAACCCACGTACATGCGCGCAGGCGGCGGGTTGGGCGGCGCTCTGAAGCTCCCGCGCAGCCCTTCAACGAGAAAGCAGACAAGCGCCAGAATCAACAGCAAGGTTGCAAGGGCCATAGTTCACCGCCTTTTGACAGGATGAAGCAAGAATCGAGCCCGCTGTCATAATACGGCGGGGCAAGACCCGCCGCGTTATGTTCAAGCCGCTTTGGCGATGGTTGATATCGTCTCGTCTTTATCTTTCGAGCCCTGCGTGCTGCCGAAGTAATAGGCCGCTGCCTGTTTGGCTTCGTTCGCAAGATAGCCCGATATGTTGCCAATGAGTAACCAGCCTTGCGGGGGAATCTTCGCCACTTCGGCGGCCCACCCCATCATCCCAATGAGCTGCGCCATTGAGATAACCAAAAAGCCACCGATGATGACCCATGCAAGATGCGCGGGCGTGCGATCACGCACGGCTACTTCACGCGCTCGCGCGTTCGCGCGGTCATCAAAGATAAGTTTGTCTTTGGTGATTCCGAGCTGTTCCATTTGAATGAGAAAGTCATCGTTAGCTTTTTTGATCGCAAGCAATGCGTCCGGGTTGCCGGAAACTATCGCCGCTTCCGTTGCCGGGTCCGCGCCGTCTTTTGTTCCAAGCGCCTTAGCCAACGCTGCCCCCGCAAGACCCCCAAACGGCCCACCCAACGCTAAGCCTAGCTCCGGCGCGATGGTAGCCAACACCGCTTTTGCTTTGTCTGTAAATGCACTCATACGTTTGACTCCACCACTGCGCGACGAATAATTATTGTATGACCCAACTCCCACGAGAGCGCAGCCATGATAGCGCGCATGGACTCGGCCGAGTGTGTGACCATCCACCCGTTACCATCCCGCACGCGCTCGCGACCGGGCGCTATGCAACCTTCCAACTCTCGCGCCCAATTGGCCGCATGGATCAAAATATCACTACGCTTGCCGGGCGTTGGGTTGTGGACTACGTCAAGCGCATCATTGACGAGCGCGAACACGCGCGGATGCTTGACGGAGCTGTGCGGCACAAGCGCGTAGGTTCCTTCAGGGATGCAAGAGACGTGCGGCATGCCGCCGTCTTCGCCGGGGTCCGGGTCCGGTATCCACGGCCTTTCGATAGTTTGAAAGCGCAGCTCCGCGAGCTTCAGCACCCCAAGCGTTTCATTGGCCGTGAAATGGTCACGTATCAACACTAACTCCATGTCTACAAATCCTCGCACGCTGGCGCTTGGTAGTAGGAGTGAGTGAGGTTGTAATGCAAGCTTTGAAGCTCTTGCATTCTGTCGGTGTAAGGGTTGTTGCCCCCTCGGTCTTTGCCCTGTGCTCGCGCCTTGCATTGCGCTACGCGCGTCTCGAAAAGCTTTTGCCGAAGGTTTGAAAGCTCAGCCGCATCCTGTTGCGCTTTGATTTGGTCCGTCTGTTGCGCGATCTTATCCACCTTGGATTGAATGGGGTTCACCGCTGCTTGGATTTTTTGGTCAACAGTGTTTGCCCACGCAATCGCGCCGAGCATGGGCAAGCCGGTAGGACTCAACGCCCAAATGAGCATACCTAGAAACATGGTGATGAGTAAAACCATGTTATTGATTCTCCAATGCCAGTCACGCACACGCACCTCGTACAATTGTGCCCGATAGACGGGGTCACCATCTTTTGCGCCGTTGTTGTCCAACGGATGCGGCGGCCGCAGCAAGCGGAACAAATCAAGCAACGGATTCATTCTCTCTTCCCCCATCAGTTCGCCGTCTGATAAATCAGCGAAAAGCCATTGCCGAGGCTTTTTGTACCTGACGCGGTCCAACCTGCACCCGAGCAATTGCCCCCGCTTGCCCCATCGAGCCCGAAGTCAACAACTCCTGTTGTCTGCACACGAGCGGTTGCGTGCGCTAAGACCGTGTTGTCTTCGACTGCGATATTTTGCATACATTGGTTTGTAGTCGGGCGGATTGCAACCGGCACGCTTGCATCCGTTGACACAATAGTTGTGTTGCTCGTGCAGGTTCCGAAATTCCCAAAATTGAGAACAACAATGTTCCCCGTCTTGGCCCACTTCACCGTAACCGTAGGTGTCGTAGTGCATCCCGTTGAAAGGGTGGCAGTGTAGGTGCCGGATGTTGGAGTGATGACCGAAGCACCATTCACCTGCACATCTTGCGCATTGATTTTGCCGGCCCCCGGATCACCGCCGGTTGGCGAGCCCACCGTAACACCGCCAGTAGAGAAAATCTCAATGCGGTTTGAACCGCCGGCACCGAGGAACAGCGCGCCGGTAGAGCTACGATTAAGCACCGTCGCATCCGTGTTAGTTCCATTTTGAAACAACGCAAGATCATCCGTCCCTATGGTGCCGTTCGCAGATATCGAGAACGTAGCAAAGGGAGTTGAAGCCGTTGACTTCAAAGACAGCAACGGCGTAGTAGACGCGGAGCTGAACGAAGAGCGCACCGCTAAAGTGGTATTGGCTCCCGCGCTCGTGTTGTTCACCGTTACTGCCGTACCGGCCGCTGTGGGAGAAAATACGTGTAACCCTGTCCACGTGGGCGTAAAAGCTTGGTCAACTGACAGAGTGCCGCTTGTTGTAATAGGACTGCCGGGGCTCGCGCTCAAGCCGGTGCCGGCGGCAATGCTCGTCACCGTGCCCGTGCCGGCGCTGATAGTTTGACAGCTAAAAGCGTTGGTGCTAGTGCTGTAGGCCAGCGCCTGCGTGGAACTGCCGCAGTTGGGAACCGCTGTTGCAACCCACGTGGTGCCGTTGCCCACGATAGCGGCGTCATCCGTCGCGGTGGTCAGGTTGGTGCCGTCGTTCGCTACTGGCAGCGTGTTTGACACTTCCGAAGTCAACGACACATTGCCCGCAGTGAAGCCGGAGCCGTTGCCGTGCAACACGCCGTTGAGCGAGGTTGTCACCCCGAGCGTGCCCGAGCTGGTGACCGGCGAACCGCTTACCGAAAAGCCCGACGGCATCGTCAGCGCCACGCTTGACACAGTGCCACCGGGAGCCGCGCAAGCCCCATCACCTCGTAGGAAGCTTGAGGCATTGCAAGTGCCGGTCCACATCGCGCGAATGTCCGAAGACACGGCCGCCGTAGTCACGTAGGTTGACGAGCTGCCCTTGAGCACGCCGGTTGCCGGGGAGAACAAGTTGAAAGTGCCGGCGAGTGCTACCGAAGCGACGGCAGCCAGCACCACGCCTAAAGCAACATACGCACGTCTGTTTTTACTAATCATACGAACACCCACTTATTGAGAGCACCATCAACTACTTTTTGAATCGTCACGGTTTGACCCTGTACTAAATCCAAATCAAGCCCGCGCACCTGATTGTTTGCA